ATCAGAAGCCCTTCATGCCGCCATCGCTTGTACCACGCCTGAGCTGATGTCGCCCCCATCAGCGGTAAGCGGAACTGAATGCGTGCGGTCACGTCCCATTGCTCCAATGGCAAACCGTACTTAAATTGATTCTTGGCCGAGTAGCCAACGATGCGTGCCGTGCCGGGTGGCCATCCAAGGAATGTGTCTGAGTTTGTGGCGTGACGATATGCCGCAAGAGCATACGCATTGAACGTGAAAAACTTCCGGCGAATCACCGCAACCGGATCCGATATTTCCATCGTCAGCCCTTCGACCTGCTCTTTGCACGCGGTGACGATTGCCTCCCCGTCGTAATCACGATCGATTGGTTCCGTTGATGTCGAGTCCGACCACTCAATCTCAACCGTTGCATCAAATCGTTTGCCTTCGTATTGCAGCGTGACGATTGACGAAATTGGCCCGACAGACTCAGTTGTTTTAGTTTTCAAAAACGAATCGACACCCGAAACGTGCCGTGATCCGTACGCCGGAAGCAACGCGGTTTCCTTGATCGTTTCGGCATTATCGTCCACGGCGTGTGTGACGAAATACGCTTCGGAATGGCTGTAGATTGTCGGGAATGCGTCGTACTTTTCCGACGTGCCGCTGCCTCCTTCCCGGCTCCACATTTTTGTCGCGTCGATGACGGCCATTAGACAATTGCCTCCATCTGCATTGTGTTGGCAGTGTTCTGACGTACGTCGTCCCACACCTTCATCTGATCTCGATCCAACTGAACGAGAATTTTCGCCTTTGGCGGTTTCGGTGGTGGCGGATCTTTAAGCAGTCGAATGATTTCCTGCATTTGATCGGGTAGCCGCATTCCCGGACCGCGTGTGAGCAATCGCCCCTCTGTGACTGCAGTTCCTTGAGTCAACACTGACGGCCTCATCTTCAAATCGATGCTGCTTGCCGCGTTTTGCACTTCAGTGGACAGTGTTGAGCCGACGCCCAGCATTCTGTCACGCATTTTGTTCGAAAACTCTTCACCGAGACGCCCACCAACTGCACCAATCTTTTCAGCGAGATCCTTTTCGCGTTCCGTCAATTGTCGGGCTGCAATCTCCGGAAGTGACGTCAGTTGCGACTGAAAACCGTCAAGCAGGCTAATGCTCGCCGCTTCTCCCAGCCCTGCCATCAGTCCTTCGATGCCGCCTTCACCGCCGGACGCTATGAACGCAAAAATCTGGTAAACCGTTTCGCCAATGATTCGCCCAGCGTTCGTTATAATCGTGATGACGCCGTTAAATGCGTCGCGTATCAGGTTGATGAAGTTTTCACCGAACCACACGACATAAGCCGGAATGGTCTGCGTGAATGCGTGCATGATCACTTCTGAAATAGTAATCATTGCCAGTTCAGCCGCCGCTTTTGCAATCTCCCAAACGCTGCCCAGATTCGTGACGATAACCTCCATAAACGTGAACGCACCGACAATCACATTGATGGCCTGAACGACCTTTTCTTTCACGTAGTCCATAATCGGACCAATGTTTTCAAGAATCCTTGTGGCGAACTCGACAGCCGGAACGAGCAGCGAATCCAGTGACGTTGCCAACTGCTGGAGTCCCGCATTGATCAGCACTCGAATCGGGGCAATGATTTTACCGATCGATTCCATGAGCGTTGACATTGCGGAGTCAGCACGACGGCCAGAACCTGCCACCGTCGTCATGTCCGCCGCTTGCTGTGCCAGTCCCTGATTGGCGATTGCCATAACGGCCGCGAGTCGTTCCTGATTCGTCCGCATGTACATGATCTGCGGATTGACCGCCGCAAATGCGTCAAAGTTGCCTTCAAGGGCTGATTTTAGATCGCCCATAGCAGACGCCGCGTCTTTGCCCATTGCCGCGCCAAGTCCAATAGCGGCCTTGGCTGCATCGTCCATCTTGCCCGTAGCGAATCCCATTCCCGACGCTTGCTGCATTAACGCAAGGGCTGCATTGTCGGATACGCCGGTCATCTTCTCGATGGACTTGGCGACATCCTGCATTTTTGACGTCGCATCTGCGTCTCCGCGAATCTGCAGAGCGGAGTTCAGTTTCTTCACTGACTCTGTTTGTGCATCATAGGCCGCGTTGATGCGATTGATTCCACCCAGTGCCGCCATCGCGGTTTTGACCGCTGCGTAAACGGCCGTGAGTGTTCCCGTGATAGCTGCCAGTCGTTGCGTGGACTTGCTGACCGAGTCCGTCTTTTGTTCGAGACGCTGGAGCGATTTTTCGACAGCGGACATTGCAGGCTGTGCCTGATTCTTTCCGCCGATGACAAAATCAATGCCGTTGCTCACAGGTTCCGCCTTTTGTCTCGTTCGCTTTCGATTCGGTATTCTTCGCTTCGCAAAATGCTTCTCAGCTCGAACCACCACGCCGACTGATCGAGGATTCCGCCAGTCACTGGCAAATGGTGCTCACTGGCTGTCACGATCTGAATATCACTGTTGAGTTCCGGCCCAATGAATTTCATGGGACATTGACCAACCTCAAACCATCCATCCTTACAGTTCTTGCATCCCTCACCGCCGCATTCTGGACACTCTATTTCTGCAGGTTGCTCCGGCGTTACAATGTCGCGACAACGACCGACGCAGGACTTGCAGAGTTCACCACATCGCACGAGGGCTGCGACTCTGATTTTTTTTTATCGTCTGGAGTGGCTGACGTTGACGCCGCCAAGAACGTGAACACCTCAATCATCTCATCAAGCGTCAAAACATCGCCAATTGTTTCGCGGCTGAATTCGACCGGAATATTCTCCCAGCCAGTTAGACACATCGCCGCCGCGTCTAATAGTGCGTCCATGCTCGCCGCGATGTCACCACCGCCCAAGCCTTGCAGCAGTGCGACCAGTTTTCGTTGCTGGTTGAGCGTAGGCGTTTTGGCGAAAATCTTCGGCTGCGGCGTCTTGTCGACGTCGCAGGCGAGAACCATCGTGAGCTTCGATGAAGGGTCAAGACTTCGAGGCATATAAATCAATCAAAAGTGATAGTGAGTTCGGTATCGACGGAACTTCCGGCGGTGCAGAGCCAAGTTAAATCGTCCGACATGATTCCGTTGCGGTCGCCCTGCTGCTTGTTTTCAAGTTGAGCTTTGGGGGCTGCAATCGTGATCGAATTTCCAGTTGCTCCAATCTGCATCGAAAACGCCTGCGCGGAACTTGTCAGCCACAGAGCGTCACGGTCCTGTGTGGCTACCAATGCAGATTCGGGATTAGCCGTGATCACCGGAGCGCGGTCCGTGACAATTGCTGAGATGTAGCCGCTGCGATCGCTGGCATTGACGCACTCACGCATTGTCACAGTATTGCCTGAATCGATCTCAACTGATGCCGTACACAGTGCGACGGAATTAAATGTTAGAGCACCGTTAGCGACGCGAATCGGCAATACCGTCGGATAGGTCGGGGCAAGAATCGCGATGTCTGTTTCATTGGTCGAATACTTTCCGGTGAAAGTGAATTCGATCATCGCTTGCTTGCCGGTTTCCGCGATGATTTTCCATGTGCCCATCGCGCCGGACAACACTGACAGCTTGCCGTCTTTGTACTCTCCGATCGTAAGTGTTTTTACTCCTCCAGATCCGCCTGGGCGTTCTGTGACTGGAGACAACACAAGCGAAGTGGCGACCCATCCGCACGCTGGCAGAAGCACTGATGCCCATGTCGGCAGCGTCGTGCCGTTGTACGACATGCCGAAACGAACCGTGCATGTGCCCTGCATTCCTTCAGGAATCCCCGGCAGATAATTGAATCCACCTTGCCCCTGTCGTCGGGTGACAGCGATATTCGGCTGAATGGTAAAATCTTCCGCGTTAAATGCGGCTTCAGATCCAGTGAGTGATTCTGCTGTTCCGACAGTCGTTTCGACTTTGGCAGCGAATACGCGACGACGTCTCAAAAGTCCGCTCATGCTTGGCTCCTATTTCGACACGAGCCCTTCAGCTCGCAGAATGTTCAGTTTAATTCGTCGTTCCATCTGCTTTCGCAGCTCGTCATTGATTCGCTTGATTTGCGGCTTTGTGAACTTGTTTTTCACGTATGCCCCAAATGCTGACACCCCTCGGATATGAATGATTGGCAGACGTTCTTTTCCGACCCTGCGGAACGCATTGCCTTTCCATTTGGTATTCATCACACCGGGTTTCGGGCCTTGGAATGCTCCGTCGACTCGATTCCGTCCGCCCTGTTTTGAAATCTTGAACGATACGCCGCGTTTGTCCTGACGTGCCCCGAAGTGCCTGAGCCCGAGTCGTCTGGTTTTTGCGATGCTGACAGTTGTCTTTGGCTGGTCCGCTGTGGCTTTCGCGTGAATCTTCAGCGGGGCTTCAGACTCTTTTTTCTTGATGGCGATGACGCTTCGAACGTCTCGCCCGATGTCCAGTTTTGTTTTCTTCGCAGCCGCGTTGATTGCCGCTGCCAGTTCTCGCCCGAATTTCTTTTTTGCTTTACCGACCGACTCACGCAACCGTTTTAACTGCTTTGCGTCGATGTCGATGGCAATCATGCTGACACCGTCGTCGGATCGTTTTCGGGAACTCGATACGTCACAAGCAACGTCACCATCACTCCGCATCGCCCGCCAGTTTCCTCCGTGTAAGATTCAATTGGCCCGAGCGTTGTGTTGATTGCCAGCCCGCTCCATTGATGCCAGTTCGCTGCATTAGTAGCCGCCGCAATGATGTCCGCACCCATGCGATTCTTGAACGTGTCGATCGCCGTCGTTTCGTCGTCAGATGGCTTAACGATGCCAGCCACGATGACCGGCATGTCGTAAGCGATTACGGGTGGATTCCCCGGATAGCTCAACTCTGCATTTGGCACAGGATCGCCATGCGAAACCACGACAACCAAGTCCTTCGGCTGCCACGTCGCAATCTGTGCCGAACGAACGGCTGTAGAAAACGCCACAGCCATGCGGCTGCGGACATTTGCTACGATTCGTTCATTGACAGGCTCTGTCATTAAACCACCGCAAACTGACAGACCCCAGCGTCTTGCGACATCAGAGTCATAAAAGAAAACCGTTTTGGAAGTGTCTGTCCAACCTTCAACACAAACTCAAGTTCATCTTTGCCGATGTTGATCTCGCTGGATGCGATCCCAGACCGGCAAGAGTTGTAAACGCGAATCGTTGCTGTCGGTAAAACAGCGTTACCAGAGGCATCAAAAATGGCGGGCGGGTTACGCTCAATAATGGCGAGAATCGGTCGTCTCCCGCCGCCATTTGGAAAATAGACAACCGACTCCCCGAAGTTGTCGAGCAACATCGGGAACCCTGCGGCTGCAAAGTGTGAGTCGAACGTCGTTGGCATCAATCAACCTTAGAGTGTCGTAACGTTGCTGAGCAGATGCCCAGCCTGTGGATACAGGACAATTTCATCAACATCGTGGCGAACTCGGATCACGTCACCGCGAACACGTTCGTCACGATAACTTTCGACAGTGCCACCGATTGACGATCCGTCCTGTGACCAGTGGAACGTGCGGCCGATGCAAGCGTCTCGCATGTCAGGACTCGTGGAAATGCGACAGACCATCGCATATTCACTTGACCAGATTTGAGTCGGGGACGCCGCTTGACCTTCCCTTGCGTTGTTCTTGCTGGTTCCGGCAACGATGACGTAATCCAGGTCGAAAACCTGAGCCAGCATCTGAGCAGTGATGTCGGTTGGCTTTGACGGGCTGCCAGCACCGGCCGACTCGACACGGTCAATGATCTGGTCAAGGTTTCGAAGGTTTCGGAAGACCTTGCGATTGATGATCAGAGCATTGGGCCACAGACCAGAGTTGTCGTACACCTTTTGGACAGCCGCCTCGACATCTGTGATCGGCACCGCGTTTGTCGTGTGGTTTGAGTCCCACTCATTCGTGATTCCCGTTGTCAGGCTCGCACCGTTCCAGGTGGTTGCGTTGAACACGGCATCCGCAACACGCTGTTCTGCATTTCGCAACACGGCAGAAAAGGCACGCATTGTGCTGATCTGTTCCGCTTGAAAATACTCGGAGTACATTTTTGATTCACGGTCATCCACAGGCTCTTCTGCCCCGTGTTCTTCCGTTGCGTAGACTGCGGGCTCAAACGTCCAGTTCCCGCGAGCGTAGCCGCTTCCGGGTGCTCGTTTCGTGTCACGCTGCTGAAGCAGTTGCTCCAACGGAATCTTTCCAAAGTTTCCGGCCTGACTCTGCACATTGATTACAGGAAACACCTGCGTTGCAATGTAGCCAGCCTTTTCGGACTCTAAATCGAACTCAAGGAACGTGGCCAAATCTGGCCGCTGTGTAGCCAAGCTACTTGAAGGACTAGGCATTGCATTTCTTTCTTCCCGATGCAACGCGATTTATGAAACATGGTAAAAAGTCGCCGGGCTTTGGTGGCCACCGCCACCCGGCAACGCATCGGGCTTCTTTAGGCGACTGTGACAGCCTTTAAGCTGACCGTGTGCCATTTCAGGTTGTAGGCCATCAGGATAATCGTCGCCCCGGCAAACGCAGCAAACGTCGCCGTGGTCTTAGCTCCGCCAGTCACGCCGTCTTCGATCAGGCTTGTCGCCGTGATTGTGTGAGCAAATGCCGTGGCTGACGTCACAGTGATTGTCAATCCGTCCTGTGCGGCTGTTGGTGCTGCCAGTGTCATTGCAGCGAGTGAACCTGTCTTGGTGATGACGACGGTTCCAGGCACCAGTGCGATGGCGGCGTTAGCGGATGCAAGAGTCACGCCGTTCTGCACGGTCTGATTGATTGGCTGCACTTCAATGATGTCACCATCGGCAGTGACGGTTTCCTTGGCAATGCCTTCGACATTCCCGTTCGCGACTGCGGACACCTTTCCGGATGCTGCACCGTAAACGTAATTTCCCTTGGTGATTGCTGTCGCAGCAACCATTTTCTGAGTGCCTTCTGCAGTCTTGACTCGCACTGAGCAAGGTCCAGCCGCAACGCATGGCAATTCCATCGTGCCGAATGACTGATCGAGTGCACCGGCAAGAGCAACAGCCCCCGGAGTTTTTACTCGAAGATATTGGCCGACAGCTCCGGCGGCTGTATCAGGGACAACTGGCGTTTCGAAAAACTGACTCATGATATTCTTTCCTCACAGAAGTGATGATTGATTGAAATCAACGCTGCCAATCAGCGAGCGTTTGCTTCTGCGAGAAACGCCTCGCGAAGTCCCGGGTGGTTGCGGTTTGCCAATGCCACCGCCTTCATCTTGTTGTTGCCAGTCTTTGCCATTGCGGCATCGACGGCCTGATTCCAGCGGACACTGGCAGACGGGCCGCTCGTGCGAGCCTTGGCGACTGGCTTAACGCCTGACTTTGCTTTGGCTTCGACCTTCTCTTCTTCGGCAGCCTTGGCCATTTCCTTTTCGCTGTCGTCTTCTTCATCGTCAGTGCTGATTTCAAGTTCAGCAGCTTTGTACTTGGCGAGTTCTTCTTCCATCGCCTTGCACTTGGCCATCAACTCTTCGTTCTCGCTCATCATCTCTTCCGCAGCAGCAGCAGCGACTGAAGCCATCGGCATTTCTTTCAATGCCCATGCAATCACTCGCTCGGCTTTCGCTTTCGGAAATGCCGCTTTGATCTCTTTGAGAGTTGCGGCAACAGGGGTTGACTCTGGCATTTTATGGCCTTTCTTTGAGTCGTTGTCACCGCCTGAGCCTGCCCCGAATAGGGCAGCAACAACTCCGTGCGGCATGGTTTTGACTTTTGCAAACGCTCGCCCGATGACAGGCTGTCCGGCAATTCGTTTCGCCAGTCCCATTTCAACGGCCTGCTGAGCGTTTAGGTACGTTTCGTTTTTCAGAATGGCTTTGATTTCGTCTTCGCTCTTTCCGGATCGCTGAGCGTAGGCAGACACCATTGACGACTTGAGCTTGCCGAGCATCTCGGACTGGCGGGCAAAGTCTTCGTCGTCACCCTCAACCTGTGCGTAGGGGTTGTGTAGCATCATGTAGCCGTTGCTGCTGATCTCCACGTCATCAAATGCGCAGGCGATAAATGAGGCAATCGAGAACGCGGATGACTCAATCGACAGTGACTTCGGGCCTTGATACGCAGCGAATGCGTCGTGAATGGCAAAGCCTTCGAAGACTGAGCCGCCTTCACTGTGAATCTTGACCGCAATTGGTTCCGTGCCGTTTTCTGGCAATTGCTCACGAACCATCGCTGCGGAGATTTCGCCGTCTCCGGTTCCAATGACCCCATCGATTCGAATTGTTTTTGTCATGCTGTCACCTTGGCTTTTGCCTTGCGTTTAGCCGCTGGTTTCGGTTTCTCCGGTGGCTGCTCTGCCGTCTTCTCCTGCACAGCAATCGCCGCTGGATCCTGCATCGCCATCGTCGTTCCGGCTGGCATCGGCAGTGCAATCAAATCCCGCCAGGTGATCTTTGGGCCATCCGGAAACGCCGCGTTGATCTTTGCAGCTTGCGACTGCGCCTTGTCGATTGCGAACGCATTGTCAGCAATTGATTCTTCCGCGATCTCTTCCCAATCCTTGCCCCGCGCCGCGTGCAAACGTCGCGGAGACGTCAACGCATTTTTCAACTGCTCCGCATCGCCCTGAGCGTCCGCAACTGGTTCGATGTAGCTCCACGTCGGCAGGTTCCAATTGTGGCGGAAGATGCCGTCACCGAGTTTGCTGGCAGCCTTGCGAAGTGCAGCGTCTTTTGTTTCTTTTAGGTGCTGAGACAACTTCCAAATGTACGCCGGTCGGTTCAGGCGTCTCACCAGATTCTGCTGGTCGGCAACGAATCCTTTGCGAGCCTCATCAACTGCCCCACGCCATCCGGAAAAGTTCGTCTCGCTGCCGTCCATCAGGACCAAGCAGAGAGGCAATCCGAAGTTCACGCCGATGATTTGCAGGATCAGTTTGACCTGCTGAAAATATTCGGAGTTTGGAACGTTCGGGCTGAACCCTTGCAACTCTTCCCCCGGCTGCCCGATGACTTCCATGCCTGGCGATACGCCTTCGAGTTGTCGCGTTCCGGCCTGAGTCGTTTCGACCGTTGCGTC